TTTTATATTCTCCGAGTGATGTAAAACAATTATTTTTACAGGCTATCCGAGAATGTTGTTTTAAATTTGGAATTGAAACTTTTTGGAATGGTCGTAATGATATATTTTTCAAAATTGGAAATAAACAAAAAAAATTCTTCGGAACTGGTTATGATTCTGTAAATGGTTGGCATGCAAATGATGGGAGTATAACATATAAATTTAATTCAGAATTGGCAAATAAAGTTAAAGCATTGGATATTAATAATGTACTTAAAACTCCAAAATTTGAATCTAATACTGGAAGTGTTAGTGATGTGGTTGGTGGTTTATGGGAAGTTGATTCAACCATTGATCCGATAAAATTTAATGATGAATTTTTGAAGATTTTGGTGAAGAAACTCGGTGGGACATTAGAAAAAAATAATCTATCTGACGAAGAAATGCAACTACTTATTAGTAGAGGAAAGAAAAGATTAGAAGATGAAGAATGGTTGTTAAGAGGAAATAATGAAAACTTTATTTGATCACATTACACACATTACACAGAAACAAACAAAAGGTTATTGGAATTCTCTAAACGAAACAGAGAAAAAACAATGGTCTAACTATATGATACATAGATTTCTATCTATGAAGATGGAATATGTTGATGTAGTAAATGAAATTCAGAGATACAATCTTAAACCAAAAGAATTATATAAATTATACACCAATGTTCTCCCAAAGAAGAAAGAATGGTTAAAATATGTTAAAGGAAAGAAGAATATGAAACATCCAAAATGGTTATTAGAAGTAGTAGCAAAACACTACGAATCAAGTCTTAAAGAAGCACAAGAATATGCAGAAGTATTCTATGCGACTGAACAAGGTAAGGCGAGTCTTAAAGCCATACTTCAAAAATATGGAGTGGATCCAAAGGAAATCAGTAAACTAAATCTGCCCTAATGACAAGAGTAAATTATCAAACTCTCGGTAAGTTCATTGATATAGATGAGAGAGATTTAGAGTTTGAAAGGGTTACAAATTCAATAGATGTAGTAGATAGAGAATATGGTGTAGAAGTTATATTCGATTATTACCGGCGTCATGGATTTCCCCACTACACAATTCGTGAAGAAGAAAAACACGAACATATGAGGAAACTCAAAAAGTTTGATGTCGATACAATATTCATTGACAATCAGATAGTCCAGACTATGCATTGTTTGAGATTAGCTTGGTCATACTTTCCACACTTTTGGTCTGTTCAATGTGGACATTCAAGAACATCACCGATGCAGGCATTCAATGATGATAAGATATTCAAATCAGTTATTACAAAGTGTTGGAATTGGGAACAGAAACATTATAAAGGTGAGGACCCAAACGGAGAGAGAAACAAGTTCCACGAAAATAGACTACGACAATCTTTGAAGTTATATTCAGGTGTCCAAGCAGTATCTAACTTCCGTCCTACAGCAGCCAAACTAATCTACGAGAAGTATGGTGGTGATGGAGTAGTATGGGATATGAGTTGTGGTTGGGGTGGAAGGTTATTAGGGTTTCTTGCGGCATCTAATACCAAACACTATATTGGAACTGAACCATCTACGAGAACTTATAAGGGTTTATTGCAGATGAGCGAAGAATTTAGTTATATTAACAAGAAAGTTGATATATATAAACAAGGGAGTGAAGAATATCTTCCAAACAAATCATCTCTTGATTTGTGTTTTACTTCACCACCTTATTTCGACACGGAAAAGTATTCCGATGAGTCCACACAAAGTTATAAAAAGTTCCCTACTGAAGATGAGTGGGTGAATGGGTTTTTGAGAAAGACTATAGAGAATTGTTATTACGGATTAAAAGAAGGCGGTTATATGTTATATAATATCGCAAATACACCAAAGTATAAATTTATAGAAGAACAAACAGTAAAGATTTCAAAAGAGTTGGGTTTTGCCCAGGAAGATACATTACAATTAACATTATCAAGTGTGATGGGTGCTGGTTATAAATATGAACCAATATTCGTCTTTAAAAAATAGGAGAAAGTATGTCAGAACAACGTGACCTTGAACGGTTATTAAAAGTACATTACGCAGATATGCCAGGATTAGATACAGAAACACAAATACTATTCAAACAATTAGAATGGGGTATTAATTTAGGTAATAATACTATGTATTTAACTTATGAGATAGATACAGACCAATTATACTCTGTTATGACAAGGTTCGATAATTTTATTCAATATACTAAGGGAAAGAAAGATGTGACTTTAGTGATCTCGTCTTATGGTGGTGATGTTTACGCTATGTTGGGAACTATTGACTACTTTAATTCCTTACCAGTCAAAGTAAATACTCATTGTGTTGGAGCCTGTATGTCAGCGGCCGCAGTTATATTAGCATGTGGAACTGGTAAAAGAACAATGACTCAAAACTCAACGGTTATGGTTCATGAGGGTTCAGCATTTGAAGTTGGTAAAACTTCTGATGTATTAAAAGGAGCAGATCACTTGAAAAAATTACAAACAAACATAAATCGTATTTTAGGTAAAGTTACAAATAAAACCCAAGAGTTTTGGGAAGAAGTTTCAAAACAAGATACATATCTAACTTCAGAACAATGTTTAGAATACGGAATAGTTGATGAAATCACTTGACTTTTACATTAATTATTCGTAAGATCAGGTATGAGATAAGGAGATTATTATGCCAGAAGTATTAAAAGAATCAAATCAAAAAGTACCATATACAGAACAAATAAAGAAAGCAAAGAAAATGGTAAAGAAAAAAGAAGTAAATTCTTATTTAACAGGTGACCATGGCGATATTGTAACAATGATGGAAGAAGAATGGCCACAAATGACGGCAGAGTTTCGTAGGTTACAACGAGAACAATATGAATTGTTCTTACATAAACAACATGATTACGGACCAGGTAACATTTCAGTTGGAACACAATTACAAACTAAAGAAGAAGTGAAACTATCACTTACAGGTTTATGGTTCAGAATGAATGATAAATTGCAAAGAGTTAAAACTTTATTGATGAACAATCGAGAAAGTGCAGTTAAAGATGAACCATTAGAAGATGCATTTCTTGATGTATCCAACTATGGTATTATGGCTACAATTGTAAAGAATGGTAAGTGGGGTAAATAATGCAAATAGAAAGTAAGTATAAAATGGTGGAATCTGAGTTTATGAGGTTATGTAATACTTATAAAATACCACAACCAACAATAATCAGACCGGCATTAGATACAGATCCGTGTGATTATACAGACCCACTTAATGAAGTAAGAATAAATACAAACCCAGAGAAAATGGATTGTGAACCTATATATCAGGCCCGACATTTATTTGGACACTACATATCAGATTTACATTCTGTAAATGATGAATATTCAGATATAGTAGCGGACACAGTTGCAGATTTACTCTTTACAACTTGGGGAGACGAGTTATGAAAACAGCAAAATATTTCACGGCTAATTGGTGCCAGCCCTGCAAATCATTTAAACCTATTATTTTAGAGTTGATAAGTGAAGGATACAATATAACAATAGTTGATGTAGACCAAGACCAAAATTTATCAGGTCAATATAGAGTTAGGTCAGTTCCAACTACTGTAATTGAAGAAAATGGTGTAGAAGTAGATAGGTTTGTAGGGGCACTACCAAAAGAATCAGTTAAGAATAAATTAGCTTGACTTTTACATTAAAAATTCGTAAGATCTACTATGTCTAAGAAAAAGTCCATATCGTATAGCCAATTTTCACAATGGGATAAATGTCCTTGGATGTGGAAATTATCATATGTGGATAGATTATCAGAATTTACTGATAATATACACACGTTATTCGGCACGAGTATGCATGAAGTTCTTCAAGAGTATTTAAGAGTGATGTATACAAAAAGTATTAAGGAAGCAGACCAACTCTACTTAGATGAGATGTTGGAAGATAGATTAAAGACAAATTTTTTAGAAATTGTGAAAGAAAATGGTGGGGTAGAGTTTTGTACGAAAGACCAGATGGTAGAGTTTTATGCAGACGGAGTAAAAATAATAGATTTCTTTAAAAAGAAACGAAATCAGTATTTCAGTAAGAGAGGATATGAGTTACTTGGTATTGAAACAGAACTTGATTATGGTATGGATAAGAATATCAAATTTCGTGGGTTTATTGATTTAATTATAAAAGACACCGTTAGAAACAGAATTAAGATTATTGATATAAAGACAGCAACTCATGGATGGAACAAATATCAGAAAGCAGATAAGAATAAAACAGATCAGTTATTGTTATATAAACAGTTTTATTCTAAACAGTTTGATGTACCGTTGGATAGAATTGAGGTTGAGTATTTTATTGTTAAAAGAAAACTATGGGAGAATACAGATTTTCCACAAAAGAGAATACAAACATTTTCACCAGCAAACGGTAAACCATCTATAAATAAGGTGAATTTAAGACTTAAAAATTTCATAGACGACTGTTTCACAGATGATGGAGAATATCAAACCAGTTATACTTATAATAAACAACCTTCAAAGAAGA